CGAAGCAGATAGCACAGTAGAAAAAGGTTCAGACGCAGCGGGGACGACTTGGTGCAACGTAGGGCAGTTCTTTTCTAGACCAACTAAGGTGTGTAGGTATGTTTACAGACCTAAGACAGCAGAGCAGATGTTTGACGATCTATTAAAGCAGTGTGTGTTCTATTCCTCTATGGCTCTTATAGAGAACAACGCAGGTAGGGGTATGATTCGTCAATGGAAAAATTGGGGATATAAAGGAATTATACTCCCTGACCCACTTAGACCAAAAGACAGAAAGGAGGGAGTCAACACCCGCCCCGAAGACACAAGACAGACAATGATAAATAAACTTCGTACCTATATAGAACAGAGTGTAGGTATGATAGACAAAGAAAAATTAGAGTTTGGTATCTGTGATTTTAACGAAGGTCTAAAAGAGTGGAGGGGATTTGAGGCAGATAATTGGACACCTTACGATGAGGCTGTAGCAGATATGTTAGCATTACACGCCATACCAAGAGTTCTTTATAAGTCTAAGAAGATAGGTCTAGATGATTTAGTTCGTAGGTATGACAATACAGGGAGAACTTCTAAACTAATATAAACTTTTCTCGTATCATAAGAATCAATCGGTCTTTTTGAAGATTAATTATGTATTAAATTAATGTTATTTTTTCTTTGTAACTTTGCAGAGAAAATCTGACAATAAATAATGCAGAAAAAGAAGTCCAACTTCCCACCTTACCCATCTGACAACGTTAGTCAATCCGACAAAAAGGGTCTTCAGTGGAACTCTGAATGGATTAAAGCAGTATATTTTGAGTCTTCAAGAGATATTGTTGGAAACTATGACGACAATAGAAGAAAGTTTGTAAACCTTAGAAAGTATGCTGCGGGAAAGCAGGATATAGATAAGTACAAACCACGACTTTCACTTGATGGAAACACATCACAGCTAAACCTTAATTGGGATGTTTCTACCCCTGCCCCCGCAATAATTGATTCATTGGTTGGGAGATTAGAGAACCAAGGGTTAAAGCTAAAAATAAAAAGCATATCTCCATTAGCAAGTACAGAATACGATAAAGAATACAGAAGACTAAAGGCTCAAGCACTTCTTATACAAAAAGAAGCTGAGTTAAATAAGTTAGGAGTAGATATATCCTCTAAGGTAAACAAAGAGGAAGCCTCCCAACTAAAAGGTGACAGAGAAATAGAACTTCACCTTAAACTAAACTTTAAAGATAGTTACTCAGAAGCAATGCAAAAAGCATTAGACTTCGTAATGGAGAGTAACCGCTTCCCCGAAATAAGAAGAAAGGTAATTAGAGATGCTGCGGTATGTAACAGACTTATACTACATCTAGCATTTGATAACGAGTACGATATAAAGATGAGGGTTGCAGACCTTGTAAACTTTATATCAGATTACACAGACTACGATGATTTTAGAAACTGTAAGTGGATGGGGGAGTATGAGTACATCACCCTTGACGAGATTGCAGAGAACTCAAATTTCACAGAAAAGGAACTAGCTAAGATAGCACAATCAGCCGCCACCCGCTATGGAAACAGTGGATGGGATACAGGTTGGGACTTACAATATTACAACACACTTACAACAAACTCTTACCGACCTTACGGAAGATTTAAGATAAAGGTACTTAACGCTGAGTACAGGTCACAAGACAAGTATCAGTACGAAGAAGTAAAAGAGAAAGGTGGGGGAGTATTTTATCGTAGGGTAGACCTAAAAGATAAAAACGGAAGCCCTAAGAAGATAAAGGACAAGAAGAACGAGGTTGTAGAAAAGAAGATTAGCAACATCTACAAGGCAAAGTTAATCATCGGTACAGACCTTATTTACGACTACGGGATAAAAGAAAACCAACAAAGAGAAAAACTAAAAGGTTTTCAACAATCAACAGACACATCTTTCAGTTGGGTTGCTTTCAGTGCAGATATGTACGATATGCAGAACACATCTATTATGGAGAGACTTATTCCATTGGTAGATCAACTTTGCATTACAAGACTACAAGCACAAAGAGCTATTGCAAACATGACTCCACAAGGAGTAGCAGTAGACGTAGCAGCCGCAGCAGCAGTTTCAAACGCACTTGGGGAGGAGCAAATAACCCCAAGAGTATTACACGACATTTATAAGGCAACGGGAACTTACTACTATTCATCAGTAAGAGAAGATGGAGAACCAATCTCCCCCACAGGAAATCACATTCCAATTAGAGACCTTCCACCACCCGACCTAAGCCTATTGATGCAACTAGAGAACAGAGCAGCATCTATTATACAAGACATGAGTTTAGTATCGGGAATACCTATCTCAACAGTAGGCGCACCTGACGTAAAGGCTTTAGTAGGAAACGAGAAGATAGCAGCACAAAACAGAAACGACACTACAAGAGTTTTAGATGACTCATACAGAAATGTAGTTTCAAGAGCTTGTTCTCAGATTGTACTTATGGTACAAGACTCTATTGAATATGGAGGAAAGTTAGATGACTACGAAATGGCTATTGGAAAAGGCTCAACTGAAACACTAAAGTTTGCAAACGATCTTTCGGCTATGCAGTTTGGTCAGTTCATAGAAGTAGCACCTGACATAGTAGAGCAAGCATTTTTTGAATCCACACTTCAAAGTGCTATTGCTGCGGGAGTAATTAAAGTATCAGACATATATGTGTTAAGAGACCTTGCAAAAGAAGATATTAAATCTGCTGCTAGGTATATGCAACTTTGGGAAGATAAGTACGCAGAGGAAAAAGCGGCTATGGCTCAACAAGCACCAATCGCTCAAGCACAAGCCCAACAACAATTAGCACAAGTACAGCTTCAAATGCAAAAGGAAAAAGAGATGTTCCTCTTTAACCTTGAAATGCGTAAGATGAAAGCTAAGTATATGTTAGAGGGACAGCAATCAGCACAAGACCACAAAGAGAAAATAAACGAGATTCTTGTAGAGGGTGACCTTAAGATAGAGCAGATAGAAACGGCTATGGATGGGGCAGGAAGAGAAGAAGGTGGAGGAAAATCAAAAGAAAATTACGAGAAACTTGGGATGCCAAAAGCTAGTGGAGTTCGCTTACCGTCAGTTAACGTAAGTACCAAGCCAAATATATAAAATATATTCTTTGTAACTTTGCAAATATAAAATTAATATTAACATAACGTTAAGAAATTATAATCAAATAGAGAATTATCATGGATGAAGAAGAAAAAATGTTCGCAGAATTAGCAGCCGCAAAACAACGACAAGCTGAAGAGCAAAAAGAGGAAGTAACAACAAATGAAGAGCAGTCTACTGAGGAAGGAGTTGCTGTTGAGCAATCACAAACAGAAGAAGCGGAAAAGGTAGAGACTCTCGCACAAGAAGAAATTAAAGAAGCTGAGGAGGTAAAGGAACAAGTAGAGCCTTTTAATTTTTTAAGTTACTATAAAGAGAATAAAGAAAATATAGAATTAGCAACGCGAGATTTAGACAGCGTAGATGTTAATGATGTAGATACAGTAGCCACTCTTTTGATTGACGGTCTTAAAGGACAAGGTTATTCAGAAAATGAAGCTATAACACTTTTAGAGGAGAAATATCCTATTCAGTTCAGCGATGAAGACGTTGATGAGGACGATGAGGACACTGTAAAATTGTTAAACAGGGAGTTCATTAAGATGAAGTCTGAGGGTAAGAAATATCTCTCCGAATTAAAGGAGAAACAATCTCAGATTAAATTGGAAGTTCCTGCTGGTGGAAATGTACCAACCTCAAAAGATTCGGTTATTGAGGAATACGTTAACCAACAGAAACAAGCGTTTGAAGCCCAACAAAAAGAAATTGTTAATGCAAGAACGCAATTAGCCAACGAAGTAGTGAATGAACTTAAGACCTTAAGTTTTGATCTAGGAGATGGCAATGTAGTTGAATACGAACCAAGTGCGGAAGATAAAGAGATGTTGCAAAAGGCAGTGTCAGACCTTCCAAACTACTTCTCAAACAACTATGTAAAAGAAGATGGCTCTGCCGATAAGGAGGGACTGATTCAAGACCTAATAGCTGGTCGTAGAGTGAAAGAACTAATGAAAATTGCATTAGGTCACGGAAACGGTCAGGGACGAGGCAAGGTAATTAAACAGGATTTTAAAAACAACACAATGAGTCCGAATAAATCTTCTAGCCGAGAAAGGGACGTTACGGGAGGCAATAAAATAGATAAGCTGACCCAAGCGTACAAGGATGGAAAAATAGATTTATCTCAGGCTTGGTAATAATAAAAAATAAAACATGGCAACACCAAGTTCATATTCACTTCCACAATTAAACGCAAATGCGTTAACGTCAAGTGAACTTTTAGCAATTTACGAGAACGCAGCAGAAGATGTAAGATCAGAAGTAACTAAGCGTTTTGGTCGTAATCAATTAGGTCTACAAGAGTTATTCTCTCAAATGGGAATGACTAAGCAAGTAGCAACAGGTAACGTATATTCTCACTTCGAGGAGGATTACAGAGATGAGATTATTCGCGTAACAGGATCTTATACGCCCCTTGCTGCAACTGCAACTTTCACTGTAGACTCTAACTACAACTACAGCTACCCTCCAGCGGGTCAAACTATCTACACAAGTTCTACTACTAGCTACGCAGCTACACCAAGAGTTGGAGATGTATTAGAATTAGGTTCTAGTGCTATTCATGTAATTGTAACAGCAGTATCAGAAGGAGCTACTTCTACTTTTGATGTAGAGACAATGCAAACAGGCGATGTTATTCCAGCAGGTTTAGCAACAGAAGAAATCTTCACTATTGGTCGTGCAGAAGCAGAAGGTGGATCAACTCCTGAGAATCGTGAGATTCGTGACATCAAGTACGAAAACAAACTTCACACTATCGCAGAAGGTTACAAGTCTACAGGAACAGCAATGTTACAAGAAGCCTTAGTAGAGTCTGACGGAAGTGCTAAGTACTACTACAGAGGTATCTTGAACACTCGTTTCCGCTTTGAGGATACTTGTGACGCAATCATCTTCACAGGTAAGAAAATCACTTCTACAAGTGCTACTTACTCAGGTACTAACACTACAGAAGGTTTGATTCCTTTTATCCGTAATTACGGAAATGAGGAAGGTTATACAGCAGGTTCATGGTCACTTCAAGATTTGGAGAACATGAGTTTGGCTATCGGTACTAACCTTGGTGCTGCTGAGAACATGATGGTTACTTCTCAACCTTTACAGATTGAGGTTGACAACATCCTTAGAACATCAGAAGGTTTGAAAGCAGGTGGAGTAAGCTACGACAAGATGGCTGACTTCGGTTTCAACGCTGTAACTTATGGTGGTGTACATTACTACTTTAAGACACTTCGCGCTTTCTCTAACAAGAAGAACTTTGGTTCTGCTAACTCTCAGTACAAGAACATGGGTCTTGTTATTCCAATGACAGATGTTACAGCATTTGATCTTGGAGGTGAGAAAATCAGCACACCTGCTTGTGTTCTTCGTTACGGAAACGTTGACGGTGAGGATATGGGTTACAAAGAGTGGATTACAGGAGGTGCAGGACGAGCTGCTACTGACCGTACTGACACTGAGGTTATCAACATGAGAAAGAGAGTTGGATTTGAAGCATTTGCTCCAAACAGATTCGGAATCTTTGTTGGTTCATAGTAAGTAAACAATAGGAATAGGGCGGGGAACAATAAACCCCCGCCCATTCTTAAAAAACATTAAAATAGATTAAATTAAAGTTAAAATGGAGACAGTAATAAAACAAGACACAGTAGAGTTTTTTCTAAGTAAAGCAAACGAAAGAGGAACACTCAAAAAAGTAATTGATGACGAAAGAATGGTAACAGTACCTTATAATGCAGGATTAAGATTTCCTTCCTTTTGCATGGTAGTGGATGACCGCCTTAACTCCCCAACAAAGGGAAGAGAGGTAATGATTCGTTATTCAGCATCAGAAGCATCAATTTGGGTAGACGAGCAGTACGAAAAATGGGATTTACAGCAATACAAACTAGGTAACATTAAGTGTACACCTATTTATTTTATTGACGGTAGACTTCGAGTAGATGCACACGATGAAACCCAACTAGATTTTCTTAGAAAATGTAGATTCAACAAGAAGAACTCACAGAAGTACAACTACAACAACAAGACCTTCTTTGAGTTTAATGCAGAAGAGTCAGCAGAGAACTACATTGCAAACACAGAGAAAGAGTTTAAGTTAGAGAAGCAAGCAAGAGAGATGGACTTTGACAAGGCTTTAGCAACAGTTAGAGTATCAGGAGAAGTAAGACATCAAAACGAGCTTTTACAACTTTCACCAAAAGAAATACGATGGTATTTAATTAGACTATCTAAAAGAGATTCAAATTTATTTGAGTCTACTATTGAAGATAACTACTTACATCAAAAATATGATATCCTTACAGCAACAGACATGAATGTTCTTGCTTGGACAGGACAGTATAACGATGTTTTAGCAGACGCTAAGACAGGAGATGTTATCTGTAAAGCCGAACAAGGTTCAGACAAGTTAACCTTTGCTGCAAGATACCTTCAAGAGAAATCCCCCGAAACTTACTCTGCTATTCGTAGAAAGATAGGACGAGGAGAGATTAACTCAGGAAGGGAAGCAAAAGACGTAAATGATTTACAAGACCTTATGGACAATGGAAGTAAGGAGCAACTTGCAGATGCGTTTATTAATTGGCACAAGGACAAGGAAAATGATTTTAAGATTTTCGACCAAGTATCAGGAGCAGACATTAAGTTCAATGACATCCACCTAATTGACAATAGCGGTAAGAGGGGATATGCAGGAGCTAAAGGTTACTTGTTACTTGAAGAGAACTCAGATGTTTTCCAAGCCATATATGAAAAATGGGTAACACAAGTCAACAGTAAATAACAAAATGGCATTATCACAAGGTATATTAAAACTAGCAATCGTAGAGGATAGGGACGCATCAGTCCCTTCCTATACGTTTACAGACACCACAGACTACACAGGCAATGGGGTAACACTCGCTGACGTAAAGGCTGCTATCAAAATAGAGGTAGACGGGGTAACTTATTATGACAATTTAGCTAACATTTCAACAGCCCCTGATATTGACGGGTCTAGCGCAGGTCAGGCTAATGAAGATTTAACAAGAGCTAGGACAACCACTATTCCAATTCAGTTACCTACCATAACAGGCAGCACTGCTTTTGCACAGGGGGAGATTAAAGTTACCTATAGTGTAGTAGAAGGATTCGCCCCTGCCTTTACCAACGTTATTACAATTGACAATAGTTTTACTCTTCCTACGGGGCAATTAGATACATCATTAGACCTTACAC